CGTCCTCCGCCGCCGACAAGCTGGCGGCTGTCGGTCTATCCATCGAGGATCTGAACGGCAAAAGCCAGGAACAGCAGCTTTCCATCGTCATCGCCGCTCTGCAGGATATGGAAGCCGGCGCGGAACGCACCACGGCGGCGAACGACCTGCTCGGCAAGTCAGCCGTGGATATGGCCGCCGTTCTGAACATGAGCGCGGAGGAAACGCAGGCTCTCATCGATGAAGCCCACGACTACGGAATGGTCATGAGCAACGAAGCCGTGGCCGCCTCCGCCACCTTCGAGGACAGCCTCACGAAGCTCCAGGGTACGATGGGCGGTCTGAAGAACCGCATGGTCGGCGAGCTGCTTCCCGGCATCTCCATGATCATGGACGGCCTTTCCGACCTCGTCGCCGGGAACGAGGAGGCCGGCGAGGAACTGAAGAACGGCGTCATGTCCGTTGTGGAGACCGTGACGGAAATGATCCCGCAGGCAGTCCAGCTCATCTCCATGATAGCAGCCGCCATCCTTGAGAGCGCGCCGTCCATCATCCGGGCGCTTGCCGAGGGCATCATTACCGCCATCCCCGAACTGCTCCCGGTAGTCCTGCAGGTCATCACCGAACTGGTGGCGGCTCTGCTTGAACTCCTGCCGCAGCTTGTGGATGCCGGAATGCAGATCATCGCTTCTCTCATCGTCGGCATCGCCCAGGCGCTTCCCACGCTGATCCCGCAGATGGTCGAAGTGGTCACACAGATAGTGCAGACCCTTATCGACAATCTGCCCCTTATTCTGGACGCGGCGCTTCAGCTGATCGAGGGTCTGGCGCAGGGCATCCTTGACGCCATTCCCGTGCTGATCGAAGCCCTCCCGGAAGTCATCATGGGCATCGTGAACTTCCTGCTCGACTCCATCCCGGAGATCATTGAAACGGGTATCACGCTGCTGACGTCGCTCATCGACGCCCTTCCGCAGATCATTGCCACCATCGTGGCGGCTATACCGAAGATCATCGACGGCATCATAAAGGCTGTGCTTGGAGCGATCCCCCAGATCATCCAGGCCGGCATTCAACTGCTCATTTCTCTGATACAGGCGCTTCCGCAGATCATCACGACCATCGTTTCCGCGATCCCGCAGATCATCTCCGGCATCGTGAACGCCGTAATAGGAAATATTCCGCAGATCATCAACGCGGGTGTTCAGCTGTTCGTATCTCTGATCAAAAACCTGCCGACCATCATCGTGGAGATCGTGAAGGCGGTACCGCAGATCGTCACGGGCATCGTGAATGCGTTCGGTTCCCTCATGGGCAGGATCGTGGAGATCGGCGGCAACATCGTCAAGGGTCTGTGGCAGGGTATCCAGCAGCTTGCCTCCTGGCTGTGGGACAAGGTCTCCGGGTGGATCTCCTCCATCTGGAACGGCATCCTTGATTTCTTCGGTATCCACTCTCCCTCGAAGGAGATGGCATGGGTCGGTCAGATGCTCGTCAAGGGCCTGTCCGGCTCCATTGAGGATAACGGTGACGAGGCTGTGAAGGCGGCCAAAGCCATGAGCGAGGACATCGACGGCGTCATGCAGGATCTCGCCAAAGACACGACCACCGCGCTTCCGACAGATTTCGACATCGGCGGGAGCATCGGCAGTTCCGTGTCCTCCGCCGCAAAGGGCGTGTTCGGCGGCGGCTTCAGCCTGCAGCTGAACATTTCAACATTCAACAACTATTCGAGCGAGGATATCGAGCAGCTGACCAATGAGATCATGGTCACTGCCGGTCAGTTCGCCAGACGGAAAGGAGTGGTTTTCGCGTGAACAGCTTTACCTACAACGGCGTGAGTTCCCTGGATATGGGACTCCGCATCGAGAGCAAGAACGTGTTTTCCGCTCCGCAGTATGAGGTCAGGTTCCAGTCCATCCCCGGGCGGGACGGCGACCTCATACTTCCGAACGGCAGATACCCGAACGCGCAGGTGGCCTACTCGGTATTCCTTCCGGCGAAAACGCTGCCGGAGCTGCAGCGGAAGCTGACAGCGGTCAAGGCATGGCTCTTCACGGAGCCGGACCGCTACCACGAGCTGCGGGACACCTATGATACCGAAACCTTCCGCAGGGCGGTCGTAAACACAAAGCTTGACGTTGAGGATCAGCTGAACAGGATCGGCATTTTCACGGTCAGCTTTTCCTGCCTGCCGCATAAATACCTCGATAGCGGCCAGGCGGCTGTTGACATCACCTCCGGCGGAGGCACGGAAGTCATGACGAACCCCACGGTTTTTACGAGCAAGCCGCTCATCCGGGTGAACGGCAGCGGCGACGGCGTTCTGAGCGTCATAAACGCAGACGGGATCGTGAGGATGGAATTTGCGGACATAAGTTCGTATATCGACGTGGACTCGGAGCAGATGAACTGCTTCAAGGGCGCGGCTTCCATGAACGATTCGGTCACTGCGGACAGGTTTCCCTCGCTTGCGCCGGGCGAGAACCACTTCGTTTTCTCCGGCGGCATTACCTCGCTTTCCGTGAAGCCAAGGTGGGTGACGCTATGATCCCGGTACTGTATAAAGCCGACGCGACCGTCTTTACCTCTTTCGGACTCGGAACGCTCTCCGACTGTATCTCCTGCGAGGTCACCGAGGAGCGCAACGGCGCCTTTGAACTGGTTTTGAAGTACCCGGTGACGGGCCGGAACTACAGCCAGATCGCAAGGGAACGGCTCGTCAAGGCGAAGCCCAACGACACGGCGAACGACCAGGTGTTCCGTATCTACCGCATCACGACCCCGCTGAACGGCGTGGTGACCGTGTACGCGCAGCACCTTTCCTACGACCTGTCCAATATCGCGGCTCTGCTGTGGAGCGATGATCGCATATCGCCGACCCTCGCGATGGAGCGGCTGTTCAGCCGGACGGCGACCCCGCACAACTTCATCTGCCGGACGGACTATTCCGACGCGAAGGCGTTCTCCATCACGAAACCGCAGAGCGTCCGCGCCTGTCTCGGAGGCGTCGCCGGGTCGTTTCTCGATCTGTGGGGCGGCGAGTATGAGTGGGACAACTGGCTGGTATGGCAGCGGTCGAGCCGTGGACGGAACACGGGCGTGGTCATCGAGTACGGCAAGAACCTCACGGAGATGACCCACGACGGCGACAACACCGACGTGTACACCGATATGCTCCCGTATGCCGTGCAGACGGACGAGAACGGAAACGAGACGGTAGTCACCCTCCCGGAGGTGCTGATGCCCATCACGAACTCCGAGCTTGTCCGCAGGAAGACCCTCATCAAGGATTTCTCGGAGTTCTTCGATTTCGGCGCTGAGATCACTGCCGACGCACTCCGGGCGAAGGCGTCCTCGTATCTCGCCTCTAACCCGATGGGCGTGACCGCTCCCACGCTGACCGTGAAGTTCGAGCCGCTGTGGAAGCAGCCGGACTACGCCGCCGTGCTGGAACGTGTGTCTCTCTGCGACACGGTCACGATCCGGCACTCGGCGCTCGGCGTGACGGCGAAGGCGAAAGTTATCAAGACCGTTTACGACACGCTTTCCGAAAAGTATGTGTCCATCACCCTCGGCGCGGCGAAAGCGAACCTCATCAGCACGGTCGCGCAGGCGGAACAGGCTGCCCACGCGGCAGCCGCGAAGGTCGACCGCTTCCCGGCGATCATGTCCGCAGCCATTCAGAACGCCACGAGCCTTATCACGGGGCAGTCGGGCGGCTATGTGGTCATCAACACAGATGAGGTCACGGGTCAGCCGTATGAACTGCTCGTTATGGACGCGCCGGATATCGGCTCGGCCGTCAACATCTGGCGCTGGAACGTGGGCGGTCTCGGCTTCTCCCATAACGGATACAACGGTCCCTTTGAGACGGCGATCACCTCTGACGGACAGATCGTCGCCGACTTCATCACCACGGGCACCCTCGCCGCCAACCTGATCAAGGCGGGCGTCCTGTCCTCCCAGGACGGCTCCTCCTGGTGGGATCTGGAAACGGGAGAAATACACCTCCGTGCATACGCCACCACTGAGTCCGTCATTGAGACGAACGAGCGCATCGATGAGATCGAGGAACAGAAGATGTACCGCCTGGTGATCACCTCATCCAACGGGAACATCTTCAAGAACAACAACATCCGCACCACGTTGTCGGCGGTCGTTTTCTCATGGGACACGAACGTGACGGACACACTCGACCCGAACCAGTTCATCTGGACGAGGGTCTCGGATGACGCCGCGGCGGACGCCGCCTGGAATGCCGCTCACTTCGGCGGCACGAAAACGATAGAGATCACGCGGGACGACGTGAACGTGAGAGCCACGTTCTTCTGCGACCTCATCGACACCACTACAAGAAACAGCCTTCTCGGCTGATAAAGGAGGATACTTTCATGAGCAGAGCGCAGGGGCAGTTTACCATTATCGACTACAACGACGCGCTGACGCTGACCGGGTACATCGGCTCGAATCATCCGAAGACGCAGATGTACAACCCGGACAACAACAGCTATACCCCGAACTGGGCTTCCACCAACCTGGTGCTGACGCCCAGCCTTTATATCATCGGCACGACCACCGATCAGATCACCTCGGAGAACGTGCAGGACGTCAAGTGGTACCAGGGTACTTCCACCACGGCCATCACCACGGGCGGTGATTACGCGCTGAGCGGCGCCAAGAACCACATCCTGACTGTCAAAGCGAACGTCATGGCTTCGCTCCCCGGCGTGGATTTCAAGTGTGTCATCACGTACCGGGACCCCTCGACCGGGCTTGACATCATCCATCCGATCTCCATTTCGTTTTCCCGCGTGGTCAACGGCAGCGGCATCGTGGATCTGATCGTCATGACCCCGAGCGGGAACGTGTTCAAAAACAGCGAGGTGGCGACCCTCACCGCCAAGGCGGAACTGTGGCGCGGTTCGACCGTGGACACCACGAACGTCACCTACAAATGGGCGATCATGGACGCTTCCGTCACTTCGTCCTCCTCCACAGGCTACGACGCCGACTTCGGCACGGGCTGGAGGAAACTGTCGAACACAACCAATATGTACGCCGGAGCGACGACCGCCACGCTGACGATCTATGCCGCCGCTGTGGAAAGCTACGCCGTCTACCGCTGCTGCGCCAAGGACACCGACTCCGCGTCTCCGACCTACAACAGCAAATTCTACGACGTCTGCACCATCATCGACAACTCCGACCCTCTGCAGGTCATCGTGACCTCCACAGGCGGCGATGTGTTCAAGAACGGCGTCGGAACGACCGTCCTGACCGCCGTCTGCTACCAGGCCGGTTCGGAGGTGGACGCTTCCGGTACAGGAACCTATACGTGGACGAAGTACGACAAGGACGGCAACATCGACACCTCATGGGGCAACAGCGGAAGCAAGACGGGCAAAACCCTGTCCGTGTCCACTTCGGACGTTGAGACGAAAGCGACCTTCATGGTTCTCGTTGTGATCTGAGGAGGTGATTCCATGCGGGCGATCGGTCAGATCACCATTACCAACATCTGCGACGTTGTGGCTTCCGATACCCCGCCCGAGAACCCGTATGTGGGTCAGCTTTGGGTGGATACCTCGGCGTCGCCGCCGGAAACGAAGATATGGAACGGAGAGGAATGGGTCGTGCAGAACGATATCGACACCCTCCGCGTCACCATTTCTGTTCTGACCACAAGGGCGGCGGAACTGCAAAGCACCATCGACGGGCTGAACAGCTACGTCGGCACGATGACGCAGACCATAGAGACCATCACCGACAGCCTCGGCAACGAGCAGCAGACGGTCCTTGAGATGCAGGCGCAGATGTCGCTCCTGCAGCAGACCATAGAGGGGCTGACCGTCCAGGTCACGAACCAGTGCGCGGGCGGTCTGAACTTCATCCAGAACTCGGCGGGGCTTAACGGCGTTTCCGATGACTGGGTCAAGACAGGCACGGTCACGGTGGACACCTCCACGGATACGCAGAACAACACGACCTCGGACTCCTGCTTCGTGCTGGGGACGTCCTCCACGCTCAAACAGACCATCACGGGGCTTGTCACAGGACAGTCCTATGCCTTCTCGCTCCGGGCGAAGAAGACCTACGCAGGGTATTCCAGCTATATCCGGGTGCAGTACAACGGCAACAAGTACGCCTATTTCTTCAGCCAGACAACTACGTTTGACTGGAAAGATTTCAGCCTGGTCATCGATGATATCACCGACAGCACGGTCATCCTGTATATCTACAACCGTTACGCCTCGCTGTACGTTTCCGACATCATGATGGTCGAAGGCCCGACCGTCCACAACTGGACGCCCGCTCCGAACGAGATCTACACCAACGAGGTCAAGATCGACAAGCGGGGCATCGCCGTTTCCAACTCGGCGTCCTCGCAGCGGACGATCATCACCAATACGGAGTTCGCCGGATACTACAACGACGAGGTCATTTTCACCCTGAACAAGGATGAAACGCAGACGAAGAAGACGACGGTCGACGGCGAACTGACCGTGGGCAACACAAAATTCGTGCCGATGACCACAGCCTCCGAGGGGCTGAACATCGTCATTCTCGATTAAGGAGGGACGGCATATGGCAATGACAGGCGGCACCGCCTACCTTGTGAAATCCGAATACACAAATTCCGGCTCAAACAACTGGACGGTCGACCTTTACGTCTATGTGAAGATCGTCTCCCAGAACGTCGCGGCGAACACCTCCACGATAGCCCTCGGTATGTATGTGTACTCGAAGTACACCATCGACTGGACGGACTGGAGCAACGGCGGACAGTCCTACGTCGGCACGGCGACCTCCGGCTCGAACTGCTTCACGTTCACCGCCGGGCAGAGCGGCAGCGGAACAAAATGGCTGACAGAAAACAACCAGGTCACCGTCACGCATAACTCGGACGGCAAGCTGACCCTGCCGATCTACTGGCATTGGGGTGTTTACTCCTCATGGGGCCAGTACCTCGCTCCGTCCGGGAGCAAGAACGTCACGCTGACCGCCATCGACCGAACCGCACCGACCGTATCCTTCACTACGAGCAATATCACGGCGAACGGCGTCACGATCAGCGCTTCGTCCTCCGCCACGGCGGACATATGGCAGTACAGCATCGACAACGGCTCGACCTGGACGCAGTTTTCCACAACAGCGGGAACGTCGGCAAGCAAGGCGATCACGGGGCTTTCCCCGAACACGACCTACCAGGTCAAGGTCCGGGCGAGAAAGCAGACCAATCAGATCTACGGAACTTCAGCCGCCGTTTCAGTCAAGACCCTCGGCGGCGCCATCGTGAACAGCGCGACCCAGGTGACGGCGGACGCCGCGACCGTCAGCATCAAACTGAACGTCACGGTCTACGACGCCTCCTATACCTACACGCTGACGCTGAAGAACGGAAGCACGAGCATCCTGTCCGTGGGCGGCCTGTCCTGGTCGAAGGGCACGGCGGACAGAACGGTCACGCTGACGGCGGCCAACCGCACCACGCTGCTGACGGCTATGGTTTCTCTGAAATCCTTCACAGGCACTTTTGAGGTAACGGCCTACAGCGGCTCGACCCAGATCGGCTCGGCGTCCTCGAAGACCGCCACGGTCACCACCACTGCGGCGAACTCGGCCCCCACGCTGTCCGGCTTCACCTACGCCGACAGCTACGCCACGACAACCGCTATTACGGGCAGCGACCAGGTCTTCATCCAAGGGCATTCCAAGCTGACCGTCACGCCGGGAACAGCGACTGCGAAGAACCAGGCGACCATCGCCAACTACACGGCAACCTGCAACGGCGTCTCTGTTTCCAACACCACGGGAGCGGCGCTCACCATCGGCGCTGTCGCCAAGAGCGGCACGGTGGCGGTCGTTCTCACGGTAACCGACAGCCGGGGCTGGACGGCAAGCGTCACGCAGAACATCACGGTCATAGCCTACGCCTCGCCGAAGGTGAACTCGCTGACGCTCCGCCGCACGAACGACATCGAGGCGGAGATGCAGCTGGTCTTCAACGGCACGATCTCGGCGATCTCGGTCAGCGGCACACAGAAGAACTCGCTTCTGTACTGCCGATACCGATACAAGGCGACGAGCGCCACCTCATACAGTTCCTACGTCAGCATCATCTCCGCGGTCACGCAAAGCGGGACGAGCTTCTCCTACTCAAATCTGGAATTGTTGAGCCTCGCCTCAGGCCAGTCCTGGGATGTTCATATCCAGATCCGTGATAAGCTGAACAGCCTGTCCTCCCTGGATCTGTACTACGTCATCCCGCAGGGTACGCCGCTTGTGGCGCTCCGAAAGCAGAAGGTCGGCATCAACACGCC